ATAAGAACATTCTTAAGGAGTAAGTTCACAAAACAAGTTGTTGAAGGCCAAAGTGATAGCGACTTACTTCAAAGTGCATCGAAATATGGTGCGCCAACAGGAAGTTCATTAGAAGTGGTAGACCCCACACTTGGTGAGAAGGTGTCCTCATTTGTTGGTGATAGCTTGTATGATTCAGGTGTTATATCTAGTAAAACGGGTGCGCGTGATGTAGGTAAGAACTTAGCATTCCTTGGTGAGGTGGCAACACCTTTAGGTGGGTTTGTTGGTGCTGATGACTTTGCAGATGCAATTGATAAGGGTGATGCTTTTGGTGTTACTCTTGGTGCTTTGAGTACTTTGCCTGTAGTGGGTAAGGGTGCCAAGAAGCTTGGTGCAAAATATCAAGAATTAAAAACGCCAGATGTTGATAATTTCTTACTTGATCCAGCGGCCAATATGGGCACTCCGGGTGGTTTTGATAAGATAACAAGTGAGGTCCCTATCGTTAATCCAGAGGACTTGGTTGGCAGAACAGTGGTGCCTACGTTGGCGGATATGACAGGTGCTGGTAGAGGGTTTGAAGGTATAGATTCAAGTAAAATTATGCCAATAGAATTACAGGGCGGGCCGGGCTTCCCTATGCTCGATTCTTATAAAAATAACAATATTGTTTGGGCTGTTAACGATAAAGGTGGCCAAACTAAACTGCAGAAAGGGGATATTATCGCCGTCAGTGCAATGAACCCAAAGGCACATAGGTCAAACGCTACGGTCACACAGTCATTCCTTTCAACACTGGACTCTTATGTTGTAGATGGTCGTATGTCAAAGAAGAATGTTAAACAGTTAAATAAAATGATAAAGGCAGATGTTGATTTTAAAGACTTCCCGGGTCTGGATAATCAAGATATCTACCATGACTGGGCTGAAAGTCTTACTTTTGAAAAGAGGTCTAAATTCACTAAGTTATTAGGTAATAGTAAGTCACAAGCTCTCGGTACGCCAAACTTCCAAAAAATACTTGATGAAACTATCGACCCTGATTTTGCTGGATATAACCAAGGCGATAATATGCTACTAATTGAAGTAGATAAAACGCCAGACGCAAGAGTTGAGCTTGGCACCGGGGGCACTAAGAAGCACAGGTCTTACAAGTATGGAGTTACAGGTAAGGTGGTGGGTAAATTCCCAAGACCAGTATCAAGTAAAACACTATTTCCTGATTTTTACAAAGAAAGAAGGGCTGCAGGTGCTGATGAGGCGAAAGATTACAGGAGTTTTCAGTTAAAACTTCCATCACAAACAATAACACCAGAAATAGCAGCATCAATACCAAATAAACCATTTGATTTTATAAAGTCACCAAGGCAGGCTAAGTTAGCCCAAAACTTTATAGATAACAATTGGGTTGACTCATCTATTGCTAAGAAGGATGGTGGCGTTAGTGTTACCGACTTTGCTCAGGCACTTAAGAATAGTGATTCCTCTGCAACGTTAACGCTGTACGATCCAAAAGATTTAAACAGAGAGGTAAAGGCTGGGAAAACATCTATACACCAATTGAAGGACTCAGAGATATTCTTTGCAATTAAGAATGATTATAATTACAATGATGAGTACGGCGTAGACCTTATCAAGGCTGGTTTATCACCTAATGAGAGAGCTGTTGTTGGTGTTGTTAATAACGAAAAAGGCGCTAAAGGCGTTGCTGGTGCCTCGGTTATGCTTAGAGCTATCGAGGAAGGTGCAACTGTACTTGATGCGTTTTCGGTTAAAAGCAAGAAGTTCCCTGATGGATTTTTACCTAGTATATATGGTGAGTACGGATTTAAAGAGGTGGCAACTATACCGTTTGAGTCAAAGTACTATAGCGATATAGAGTTAAAAGACCTAGAGAGAACATGGGAAAAAGGCGGATGGAACAAGTCGGAAGGCTATCCAGAAGTTTCTATAATGAAATGGAGTGGTGATGACAATGCAAGAAAAACAGCAAAACAAGACTGGCTCAATGCCATTGAATCAGGCGATGAGTCTGGCATTATCGGACAAGGAAAAGAAGAGTCTATCGGAGCCGCAAGTCAAGCTTTTTTTGAACCGGGTAGCACTACTGGTGGACAAGTACGAGGAGCAGGTAACGCCGGAAATGATACAAGGGGTTTACGAGATAGTAACCGAGCACCTAACAATCGAGGGTTTAGAGGGGTTGTAAATGAGGTTAACAGCTTATCAGTGGCTGAGCGACTAAACCTCGGCCTGCCAACAAACTAGTAACCAGTAAGGTAACGCGTTATAATGAAATCACCACAGCAAGAAACTAATCAAGCGGTTGCTGATATAAGTAGAGCACATAGGGCTACAGAGTTGCTAAATAACCCGTTATATCTTGAGGCTATTACGGCAATGAGGGCGGCAATGTTTGAGCAGTTTAATGACTCTAAGCTTGAGGATAGCTTACAGCGTCATGAGTTATGGCAAAGAATGCAATTAATGAAACAGTTTCAAGGTAAATTTGAGAGTATAGTTAAGCAAGGTGTCAGAGCAGAGGAGACACTTAGTATATTAGAAAAAGGTTTACAAGCACTAAATAGGATTTAACGTCAACAACCAATAGGACTGACAAATGTTTGAATTTGCACCAAGTATTTCTGAGGGCGATGCCCTTAAAAAAAGAATCGACTCTAAATCTACGGACTCGCAAGAGCAACCTGAAAATACAGATGTCGTTGATGTGTCGCAAGATGCGCCAATTGAAAGTGAAGCTGAGCCAGAAGCGTTAGCTAATGATGAAGTTGAGCCGGAAGTTGAAGAGTCAGAGCACGAAGAGGGTAACCGCGAACCAAGGACTGATACGGATGAAGACCTTTACGTTGAATATAAAGGACGTGAAATAAATCTTCGAGAAGTTGAGGAATGGGAGCAAGGTAACCTTAGGCAATCTGATTATACTCGCAAAACGCAAGATCACGCCAAGAATGTTGATAGCTTCAATATTGAAAAGGCAGACTTTGTAACGAGGCAATCTGAGCTAAATGATAAACTCGCACAACTAAACGCGATCATTAGTGAAGAAACGCCAAGTACAGAGGATTTAGCAGAATGGCGAGAGTATGACCCGGAAAAGTATATTGAGTACACCGAAAAGCTAAGTAATCGTAAAAAGCTTTTGAGCGAAAATAAACAAGTCGCTTCAGGTGTGGATGTTGCAAAAGTCAGTGCTGACTTATTTAATAACCATCCAGAATGGACGGTAAACGGTAAGCAAAGCCAGCGATTCCAAGATGACACAAACCTAATGACTGCTTACGCAGAAAGTCGTGGTATTGGTCAGAATGATTTATCAACTTTTGAGGCTAGGCATTATGAAATTATGCTAGATGCCGCTAGATATCAATCAGTAAATAAAAGCAATGCTGCCATCGAGAAAAAGGTACGCAAAGCCCCGGTAAGTACAAAACCAAGAGCAGCGACAAAATCACATATAACGTCAGATATTGCAGCACTAGAGAAAAAGGTGCGTAGTTCTGGCAGAGAGTCTGATTTTGTTAAATTACGACAACTTAAACGACAACTTAACAAATAAAGGAGCCTATCATGGCTGACGTATTTTCTACCTATGACGCAATTGGTAACCGCGAAGATTTATCTAATATGATTTATGATATTAGCCCAATGGAAACACCATTTGTATCTGGTATTTCTAAAGACACTGCAACTGCTACTAATCACGAGTGGCAAACAGATAGCTTATCAAATGCTGCTAACAATGCTGCAATTGAGGGTGCTGACGCAGCAACTACTATTTCAACTCCTACTACTCGTTTGGGTAATTACACTCAAATCAGTACTAAGACTCCACAAGTTTCACGTACACAGCGTCAAATTGATTCTGCTGGCCGTGGTGATGAGATGGATTATCAAGTAATGAAGATGGCTAAAGAGCTTAAGCGTGATCAAGAGTTAATCTTGTTATCGAATAAAGCTAAAGTTGCTGGTTCAGAAGTCTTGGCCCGTCAACTTGCTGGTATTGAGTCTTGGTTAGCTACTAACTGGACTGGTTCAGGTACTGCACCTACTGGTGATGGTACTAATACTCGTACAGCGGGCGCTTTAACGGCATTCAGCGAAGATAAACTAAAGGATACTTTAGCTTCTTGTTGGGATAATGGCGGTAACCCGGATATGATTATGGCTGGTTCTTTTAACAAGCAAGCTATGTCAGGTCTGGTTAACGGTGGCAGTACTGGTGCTGCACAGCGCGTTGTTGATGGTGATTCTGCTCGTGTTCACACTGCTATTGACATTTATGTCAGTGACTTTGGTTCACTTGCTGTAGTACCTAACCGCTTCATGGTTCAAGAGTCAATTCTTGTGCTTGAAATGGATAAGTTCTGTATGTCAAGTTTAGCTAGTTTCCAAGAAACACCTTTAGCTAAAAACGGCGATTCAGATCGCGTTCAATTGTTATCTGAGTACACGTTGACTTCTAAGAACGAAGCAGCTTCAGGTATTATTGCTGATAACACTAAAACTTAGTAATTAAGTTGGTTTAGCGAGTACAAAAGGGGTAGAAATACCCCTTTAATTTAAGGTTATAATCATGACTAAAGAAATTAAAAAACCCAAAGAAATTAAAACTGAAAAAAAACCTATCAAATACATTGCCCGCAAGAAACTCTTTACCACTAAAGACGGTATAGTGAAGATTGGTGAGGAATGTACCCCAACAAGTAAAGAGCTTGAGTTATTTAAAAAAGTAAAGGCCATTTAATATGAGTGAACGTCTTTTTGATGTGGATAAATATACGGGTGTAATTGAAACCTTCCAAAAGCACGAGGGTAAAAACATCATTCGTAAGCATCAAAATACGGATGCTATATTTAATGCAAATAATAATGAGTTAAATACTCATTCTAGCGGTAACAACTGGGCTGGTGACATGCACAAAGTTGCCTCTATACCGTTAATTGTTGTTGATATGTGGCGTGAAGAATTAAAAGCAAAAGGCTTACATAACTGTAACCCATTACATAACGACAACAAAACATTCTTAATAGCTAAGATTAACTCTAGTGAGTGGTCAAAGCTTAGAACAAAGCAGGGGCGAATCTAATGGCATTAACAAATTTTGATGAGCTAGTTAAGCAGGTCACTGACTGGTCTCACCGTGAAGATTTGGGCACCAAGATGGCCGACTTCATAGCACTCACTGAAAATTCTATGTATGCAAACGAAACAGAGATATTAAACGTTCGCAGTATGGAGACAATAACCACAGTATTAACTACTGGTCGTTTACTAACATTACCTACTGGCTTTGAGTCAGCACGTAGTATTAGGTTGTTAACAAATGATGGCGGTGGTGAGTTAAGATTCCAAGCACCTGAGCAAATGTTAAATCATCCCTTTACTGGTAGACCACAGTTTTTCACCATTGTAGGTGATAAAATACAGTTAGATAGAACGCCTGATTCAGAGTACACAATAGAGATACAGTTCTTTAAAAAGGCTAACCCGTTAACATCATCAAACCAAACAAATGAGATACTAACTAAGCACCCGTCTATTTATTTATATGGTGCGTTGACTCAGGTGTTCATATACGCTCAAGACGATCAGCAGGTTGCAAAATACATCCAGTTATTTATTGGCGCAATCAAAGGTGCTAACAAGGCAGATAAGAAAGGCCGATTTGGCCCTGCAATGTCAATGTCACTAGATCGAGGTATGATTGTATGACGTTTCAAACTATACCTGTAAATGTAACTGGACCTTCCTATCAAAGTAGGTCAAGACCACTATCAAGCCAAAAAACACAAAACTGGTATCAACAGTTTAATGAACAAGGAAAGGAGAGTTATGTTCTACTACCATTCCCGGGCTTAAAAGTATTAGGAACATTACCGGGTGTAGACCGAGGCTTTCATCGTATGGCTGAGGTGTTATATCAAGTTAAAGGCGGATTCCTTTATGAAATAGACAATGCTGGTGCTCATACATTACGTGGAGAGATACCCGGCAGCGGCAGAGCAATAATAAAAGACGATGGCATAAATATGTTTATCGTTTCTGATTTAAAGGTATGGCAGTATTCAACCGATACCAACACAGTAATCGAAGTTACCGACCCAAACATTACGGGCGCAAAGTCCGTTGACTTTTTTAACAATCAATTTATATATACTTTTGATAGGTTCTCTACTATCTCAAACGTTGGTAACGGTGCAGTGGCTAGTGGTTTAAATATCGTTGGTGAAGAAACTTTGCCTGATAACCTTGTGCGTGACTTTGTATTTGATGAGGTTATTTATCGTTGTGGTGTTCGATCTATTGTGGGTTGGTATAACTCAGGAGTTGGATCACCACCAATAGACAAGCTACAAGGTAGAATATTTGACGTTGGCTTAGCGGCTATAAACTCAATATCTGAAACTGATGAAGCATTTTATTGGTTGGGTGATGATTACGCTATATACAGGGCTTCAGCAGGTTCGCACCAAAGAATAAGCACAGACGCCATATCGCACGAATTACAGCGTTATTCTGATGTAAGTGATGCTATCGGCAGTACTTTCACATTAGAGGGCCAGAACTTCTACATGATAACGTTCCCGACAGGCAAGAAAACATTTATTGTAAATGAAAGTCTGGGTGAGCAAGGTTGGTTTGAATTATCAAGCGGAGTAAGTAGCCCATTAGATTCTAAAATATACCAAGGCACCTCAGTTATTAGTGTCTATGGTAAGAATGTTATTGCTGATATAGATAATGGTAATGTTTATACGTTAGATTTAGATACCTATACAAACAACAACGAGCCACTACAGCGAGTTAGGGTCACACAGTCCGTCAATGGCGATCTACTTAACTCAAAAGGTAAAAGAGTACAGATGTCATGTATTAAGTTTATCATGGAGTCAGGCGTTGGTTTGATGGCTGGTCAAGGTGATAACCCTAGAATTATGGTCGAGTATTCTGATGATGGTGGTAACACTTGGAGCGGAGGTTCATGGCCAAAAGTTGGTCGGTTAGGTCAATTT